CTCATCGCTGAGCCACATCATCGTGCTGATTTCGAGGTCATCGACGGTCTCGGGCGTGACCGGCGCGTCGTAACTCCACGCCACTACGGCCTCGCGCAGCATGAGGTCGGCGAGCACGTAGTTCTCGGCGTCGGTATCGTCCTCGTTAGCCGCTTTGGCCTCGCGACCGAGCCTCTTCGCGTCCAGTCCGATAACGTGCAACCGCTTGGCGGACAGCGGACGAATCTCAATCCACTGCCCTTCCTCGCCGGGCACGTCGAGCTTGCGGGTGGTAAGACTACAGAGGCCCATCAGTTTTCAGTGATCGTGCCAGTGAGCTGCACGGTGGCCGAATAGGTGACGTAGCCGCCGACCTCGTCGCCACGCTTGTACGCCGTTATCCAGCACTCGCCCGAGGTGTACTTGGTGCCGCCGTAGGTGAGCTTGAAGGAGCGCGTCACGGCGTGCGTGACCTTGCCGATATTGAGGATGGCGTCGGGGCCGGTCGAAGCGGTGTCGTCGAAGAAGCCGCTGATCTCGATGGGGTCGTAGGTCTTGAACACGCCCTGCAGGAAGGCTGCAGAAGCGGTGCCGAACGGGGTGACGTCGATGAGGCCCTTGTTGACGTTGATGTCACCGATCTTGGTGACGTAGGCGGTGATATCGGTGAGCGCGCCACCGTCCGCGAGGTCGATTTCCACCTTAATAGAGTTGCTCCCGTACACAGTCATATTTGACACTCCTTCATATCTATGGTATGGTTGCTTATCAGTACTTCAACGAGAGGACGGAAACTGTGCCACTGTGCGGATGCGGATGCGGACAAGAGACCAAGCTCAAGCAGTCCCGGTTCTGTCAGGGCCACTCGATGCGTGTGCCGGGAATCAAACTCAACCATCCGAGGTATGTGCCGACGACCGATGAGATCCCTAGCGGCCTCTGTGAGTGCGGCTGTGGTGGGAAGACCCACGTAGTCAACTGGACTATTCGCGGACGCCGTTGGTTCAAGGGGCATCCCGCGCCTTTCCTCTCCGGTCATGCGAACAGGAAGTCGGGCGTCGACCACCATCTCTTCGTGGGCCGACGGAAGACGGCTAGCGGATACATCTACGTCTACGCCCCGGACCATCCGAATGCTCGCAGAGCGAAGGAGTACGAGGGATACGTTCTGGAGCACCGCTTGCTGTGGGAGCGGGCCAACGGACGACTGTTGCGGCGCGATGAACACGTCCATCACATCAACGGGGTCCGCGACGACAACCGCCTCGAGAACTTGGTCGCCCTGACGAGTTCTCAGCACATGGCGCTTACGCAGGTTGGTAGGCCGCTGGCCAGTGCCGAGACGCGCCGGAAACTCTCCGACAGAGCGAAGACGCAATGGGCTGAGGTCAGGAGTCAAGGTCGGATCAATCTCCTGAAGCCTTCCTGATTTTCAATCGTAGGTCACGGCGACCGCGAAGCTCACGGTCTCGGAGGTGGCGCTGCCGCCCGCCCACGTCCAGGTGACGCACGTGTAACGGTTGATGGAGGCGTTGGCGAGCGCCTTCAGTTCGGAGGTACCCGAGCCTGTCGGCGTGGTGGCGGGGACGATGGAGGTGAAGGCGGTATGGTCGACGTAGGTGCCGCCGGTCGTCGCGCAGTCCTGCAGTTTGATGGCCAGCGAAGTCCGCGTGGCCCATGAGATGTCAGTCACCACGAGGTAGACGCGCCCGCCCACTGTGCCGGCCGCGCCCGTGCAGTCGAGGTAGCTGGTCGAGGTGGTGCCGGTGACGCCGCGCGAGATGAGCGGCGCCACGAGGCGCGTGCCCTGGTCGACGATGCCGCTGATGGCGACCTCGAATGATGCCTTGTGGTAGTCGCCGACCTCGCCGCTGCGCTTGAACGCGGTCTTGTACGTGCCGGCGTTCGGGGAGGCTGTGCTGGGGCCGTTTGCAATCACCTTGCAGCCCACCCCGGCGACGGGAGCCGTGTTGCCGAACGGCGCTACCATCAGCGTATTGGCGCCTACCGCGAGGTCGACCATGGCGGCGTTGATGCTGTAGGTGGAGTCGTCGTACCAGCCCTCGTGCCCGGTCAGTTCGTAGGTCTTGAACAATCCCGGCAAGACGGTCGCCGAAGCGGTGCCGTAAGGCGTGGAGTCGATCATCGGCCGGCTGATGCTGTCCTCAAACTTCGTCGAGATGTTCGTGAGGTCGTAATGTCCGATGCACAAAAAGCCGAAATCGGCGCTACTGTAACGACTCAACTTGCCACCTCCCTATCCTTCTGCGGAGGTGCCTTGGCTGCCGCCGCCTTGATTGCGCCGCTAGCGAGCGCGGCTTTCACCTGGTCTGCGTCAATCTCGATGACTTCACCGGCCTCGGCGACTTGCCACTCGCCGTGCGACCGATAGGAAAGGCCCTTGACGGCCTCATAGTGGTCACTCATCTGTGTCCTTTCCGGTCGCGCCGCAGGTGCAGCGCCAGTGGCCGCCCATGGCGTAGGTACGTTGTGCTACGGGGTGTGCGCAGGCTTCGCTGCCAGGCGGGAGGATAAGCGAGCCGGACGGGGCGGAGCCGCCTAGCGCGGACAGCGCCGCCTGCGCGTGGTCGATGATGACCAGGAGGTGCGCCCGCAGCGCCTCGTCATGCACCGGCATGGCCGATGAATGCGTCGATGTTCCTGCGGCTGTAGTTGGAATCCGGATCGCGCAGCGTGTACTCCGAATCGAGCGTCACCGGGTACGGCAGGGCGAGCAGGGCAATGCGTAGCTGCGCGGCCACGTCCAGAGCCCCGGAGCCGGTCAGTGCCCAGCAGGAGAACTGGAAGCGCGGCCGGGAGATGAGCACGGCCTGCGTGCTGCCGAAGACCTGCGTGCGCGGCGTCGAGATGCGCTGGTAGACGACGCACGGCAGGGTCACGCCCTGCGGCATGGCATCGGGATAGAGGCGGGCGGCGATCAGGGCGCGCAGGCCTGCATGAGTAGTCAGTGCGCTGAATAATGTGGACTCGATGCTCATGCGTGCATCACACCCTCAAACGACGTGATGACAGCCTTGCCGAGCAGTGCTTCGATTTGTTCCTTGGATTCGTCAAGCGCCGGGCGCATGAAGGGTTGTGCCGGGGAGCCACTGGTCTTGACGAAGTGTCCGAATCTCTCGTTGAAGTACACCCACGGGTCTTTGCGACCACCGCCGCCCTCGGCATAGATGCCGGTGCCGTACTCGACATAGACGGAGTAATCGGCATGGCTCGTGACGTCGACGCCAGCGGGGGTCGCCTCGCTCTTGCTGATGGCAGCCTCCATGTGGCCGGTGTCGACGGGTGCCTTCTGCTTGGCGCGACGCAGGACCAGCAGCGCGGCAGTGTTGAGTCCCGCAGGCACGCCCACAGCGGGCGCGACCTTGGCGGCCGTCGCGAACTTGCCGGCGATCTCCTTGGCGCCGATGACCTGAAAGGAAATCATCTCACTTGAAACGAAATCATGTCGTCACCTGCCGCAAGTAGCAGACGATGCCCGTGGGCCCGGACAGCGGTGCGCCCATGACCTCGTAGACCATGGGCGTGATGGCAGCGCCGTATCGCTTCGTGATCTTGACCACGTCCATGACCGATACCACGGCGTCATACGGCAGCCTCAGCTTGGCATCGGCGTAGACCACCGTGCCCTCTGCCGTGCGGAACTCGTTACGCTGCAAGCCGCCGGTCATCTGCAGGCCGCAGGGGGTCTCCACTGAGTACGAAGGCGGCTCGGGGACGGGCTGGCCGATGGTGTCCTGCGACTCATGCACCGTGCCTATCTGACAGGCATCGGGCATGTACGCCTTTTGCACGTCCCGCATCCCCGCGAGCTCGGCAACGGTAAAGACGGTCATTCGTCGTCGTCCGGCTCGGCGCGATTGGCCACGTAGCTGTGCTCATCGTCGCCGCTCTGTCCGGGCGTCGCCCAGTAGTTACTCTGGAAGTCGCGCTCGAAGCGATGGTCGACGTGCACGTGCAGGCTCGAGGGCGCGCGCCGGGCCGCGAAGTAGCGCGCCTGCTTGCGCATCTCGGCGGCAGACTGCGAGCGGTGGAAGGTGCCCCCGTCCGCAGTGAAGTCATAGAGCCCGGCGACTGCAGCCGCTTTGCGCCCCCAGATATTGGCGGCGGCGGCGTTGAGGTCGTAGGTCGGCGTCCAGGTGTCGTCATCGGGTTCAAGTTCGTAGAGGTCGATGAGCGAGAAGCGCCCGATGAGCGCCGCCAGGTCGGCGTCGGAGTAGGTCACGGTCGTGGGTTCGGCGATCATGTCGCGCAGTTCCGCGATGAGGGTTGCGTCTACGCCGCGGTCGTAGTACGTCCAGCGCAGCGTGTCCCCGGCGACGATGACCGCCGCCACGGTGCCGTTCACGGCGTTGACCGTGCCGATGGTCTCGGCCGTGTAGACGAGCGCCGCTGCCGCCTTGCGTTCGGCCATGGTCACGTCGGCCTCGTAGCCGATGTGACCGGGCAGGCCGAAGAGGTCGCCGCGGCCTACCGATACGGCGTTCGCTGCGGCAGTGCGTGCGGGCAGGGTGATCGAGGTAAGAGTAGCGAAGGCCACGGAGCCGAGCACGGTGGCGACTCCATTGAGTGCGATGGTGTCGGTCGCGGCCTCGCCGTTCACGTCGGTGCCTAGCAGCCCGACGCTGCCCGCGATACCTGCCGCGTTGCCGGTGACTGACAGGGCGCGGCAGATATCGGGGCTGGTAATAGCGGTAGTGATGGTCTGTGGAACAGTCGTAAGCGTGATCGCAGCATGGACGGCCGCGGCGGACGCGACCGCCGGGGCGACCGTATATGTCCGCTGAGCGGCCATTACGTGACAAGCGCCTTGACGCTGTACGTGTGGTCTGGAGCGTTGCCCCCGGCCCCGTTCACGATCACGTGGCGTTCGCGTATCT